AGATTTTGGAGTGACAACTGTAACTTTATTTTAGGTTTTATTATGGCTCACAACAATCACGTCATTGACGGAGTTAACAAGGACATCCGACCTTTTCCATGGTCCAGTCCAGAAGAATGTCAAGAATACTATTTGGATTTAGCAAAAGACTGGGAAGACCCATACGGTCCTCCCGTCATTACCGAACATGAAGGTATCCGTGTTGTACGTGACGACTACCTGGTGGGTTCAAAAGTCAGAGGTGGAGACTGTTTGATCTCCTCTTTACCCGACAATATTGATACCCTGGTTTATGTACAACCCAGAACCGGTTTGGCCGGTGTGTCGATTCTAGACGTGGCAAGTCATCACGACAAATACGTCAAACTCTTCATGCCTTCATCTAAGCAAATCTCAATGCATCAGGCCTGTTGTATCGAACGTGGTGCCGAGGTTTCTTTCCACAGAATCGCTGCGATGCCTAACCTGAACAAGATTGCTAAGGAATGGGCTGATCAACACGATAATGCTTTCTTCATCCCGCTTGGTTTGAAGCACGAGATGGTCACGGCTGGTATCATCAAGACTGCCATGAAGATCGATCCACCTGATCAAGTCTATTGTGCAACATCTACCGGTGTCCTGACTCGTGCTTTGCAAATCGCCTGGCCGGATACTGAGTTTGTATCTGTCTGTGTGGCACGAAACATGAAAGACGGTGAGTTAGGTAAGGCAGAAGCCGTCTCAGAACCACTTGCCTTTACTAAGGCAGAACAGCCCCAGAACCTACCAGATTTCCCCGTGATCGACACTTATGACGGAAAGGTGTGGAAATATATCCCAAAGAACTCTGACAAGGATATTCTATTCTGGAACGTGGGAAAGGAGCCGGTTCTACAGAATATCAACATCATCAAAGAAACCAACTCTTTCCGGGAGTGGGGTGAATGAAATGGCTAAATGAAGAAGCCATCGACGTGTTAGTTCATTATTATTACCCACGTGCTAAATGGCTGCAGCTCAACTGTAACTGGGGAAAGATTCCGTACGAAGGTCCTGAAGCAGATAGAGAAGTCAATGATCCCTTAATGCAGGCAATCGATATCTATGATTGTTATACACGAAACGCCGCTGGATTCTCCAATGTGCTACAAGACCTCAAGTATCGATCCGAGACTCCCAAGCGTCATCACCAGATCAAGAACATCTCACTTGGTCAGAAACACTGGGACCTCTGTGATAACTACGTGACTGACAAGTGGGACCTCAAGACTTGGTTCTTCGCTTACATGGCACACCGAGCGACAGGCTCAGGAGCGTCTTTCACCCGTGATCATGGATATCGTAACAACTGTGTTCATATGTGGGGTGCAATGGAATCTATGGATGAAATGATTTCAGACATCAAGGAACGTAAAGCCAATAAGATTCCTACCTTCACATCTATCGGTAACCAACCACCGGCTCCACGTAAAGGTGTAAGTGTAACTGATTATATTACAGAAGAACTACCTGGGCTTTTGGATAAGCTGATCGATTGGTTGCACATGGGAGACAAGAAGACACACAAACAAGTTGTTGACTATCTCAACGAGTACAACCTGAGTCAGGGTCACAAACGATTCAATTTCGTTTACGCAGCTTTCTCCTATGACCTAGGTGACTATCACAAAGACTTGGTAGACGATATGTCACACGGCTATTTTGGTAACAACGCGGTACGTTGTATGCAAAAGCTCTCGTCTGGATACACCACCGATGCTTTCATGGACATCCTATGTGAGCGTATGGGTGGAGCCCCCAGAGATAACGAGGATGTTCTTTGTGACTTTGTACGGTTTGGGCAGAACTACGTTCCAAGAAGCGACAACACATTTGATCACGTATCAAGTGATATAACTAATAACTCCGGATGGGTCTCAGGCTGGGATCAGCGTCAAGGCCATCCACCAACCAAATCACCTCTAGAGGAATTCATGCTATGAAGTGGGATGACCGCTACATGTCTTTGGCTAAGGAAGTCTCAACCTGGTCGAAGGATCCATCCAGTAAAATCGGTGCAGTCGCCATCGGAGAAAAGGGCCAAGTCCTGTCACAGGGATACAACGGTTTCCCTCGTGGTATCGAAGATACTAAAATTAGATACGATAATCGCGAAATCAAGTACAAATATGTTGTACATGCCGAGATGAATGTGATATATAACGCTACATACAACGGTGTTTCGCTGAACGGTGCGACTCTATATGTCTACGGTTTGCCTGTCTGTTCAGACTGTGCAAAGGGTATTATTCAGGTTGGTATCAAAAAAGTCGTTGTACCTCGTATGAAGATTCAAGACCCATGGAAAGAATCATGGCAACGTTCGGTTCAGATGTTTGATGAAGCCGACGTAAAATGGAGTATGATTGATTATGAATAGAGTTCTGGTGATTGGTGAGTCTCCGTCTCCCAGAAAGAAGTCGCAAGTGAAACTCACTCCGACTTTCAAACGTCTCAACACCTGGATGGATCAGGTGGGAGTGAAGCACTACAGCTTTACCAACTTGGTGGCTGACACCGAGTTTCACCCCAGCAAAATCGACACCGACTACATCAAGTCCGTGTCGTCGCACTACAACAACGTTCTGGCTCTGGGGATCAACGCTTCCTGGTACCTGGACAAGATGGGTGTACACCACCACGCTCTCCCGCACCCGTCCCCTAGAAACAGAAAGTTTAACGATAAAAACTTCGAGAAAACCGTAATTAAAGGTTTACAAACCTATCTGAATGTGGTATGATAACATATCTGATTAAACACGGACTTTATTATGTACAAATACAGTGAAGACAAAATCATGGACCAACTGCACTCTTACATCGATAAGACGTATGGTTCACACTACTCCAAACAGAGATTTCAGGCTACTGAGTTTATCGTAGACGCAGGACACGGCATGGGCTTTTGTCTTGGCAACGTAATGAAGTACGCTCAGCGCTATGGAAAGAAAGGTGGACGCAACCGCGATGACCTGATGAAGATCGCCCACTATGCGATCATGGCTATGCACACGCATGATTTAGAAGAAGGAATTGATAATGCAAGCGAATGACATGCTCGAGGTGCTACAGAACTTCGGGTCAATTAACCAGAACATTGTGTTCAAACAGGGTACGTCACTGAGTATCGTATCCGAGGCCAAGAACGTCATGGCTAAGATTGAGCTCGATGAACCCATCCCTATGGACTTTGGCATCTACGATGCAACTGAACTCGTGCGTGTCATGAGTCTTGTTGATGATGCTGAGATTCAGTTCAATCAGGATTCCCTGTCTCTGGCAGGTAACGGTTCCAGCATCAAGTATTACTACTCTGACATCGATATGCTGACTCAGCCTCCTAGTAAGGAAGTCACCATGCCTGATCCAGAGGTAAAGTTCACCTTGACTCAGGAAACCCTGAACAAGCTCAAGCGTGCTGCTTCGGCCCTTGGTCACAAGCAGATTCGCATTGACGCAGACGATGAGTCTGTCAAACTGGTTATTACCGATACTAAAAACGCTACGGCTAATAACTTCACAGTTCGTGTGGAAGGTGAAGTCTTTGGCGACCTTAGTAGTGGATTTACCATCGGTATCGATAATTTGAAACTCATGCCTGGTGACTACGAGGTACGGGTTTCAAGTAAATTGGTCAGCCACTTTAAGAACACTGACCGCAATGTCCAATACTGGATTGCTCTCGAGAAAAAGTAAACTAAAAGGAAATATTTCTAATGAACGACAATCAATTTTACGAGCTTGGCCTGAAAGTGGGTCGATCCTCCATCGCCATCATCGATGCAATCGTGCAGCGTGGCGCTTTCAAAGGTGAAGAGCTGTCCACTGTTGGTGGACTGCGTGATCAGTGTGTACAGCTGATTCAGCAAACCGAAGAACGTCAACAAGAAGCCGCAGAGGCAGAGGACGAAGAATAGCATGGATAAATGGACCGACGAATACACCTTTGAGCGTATCACCTATGATCCAGAAGGTGAAGTACACAGCCGAGTCTACCATACTTTTAAAGCTGAAGAGGTTACAGAGCTTCTTGATCACATGACCTACTTTCTTCAAGGCTGCTCATTCTCTTACGTTACAGGTCTCAAGGCTGAAAAAGACTACTAACCTGTTTACATTGACCCCTAACTGTGATATAATCTTTTACTCTAACAGTAAGGCACTATATAATGAATGATGATTTTCTCTGGGTAGAAAAATACCGTCCACAGAAGATCGATGATTGTATTCTCCCGAAGTCCCTGCTCGATACCTTCAAGCAGACCCTGGCTTCGGGAGAACTTCCTAATATGCTCTTTACGGGTACAGCTGGTCTGGGTAAGACCACTGTGGCCAAAGCGCTGTGTAACGAACTTGATCTGGACTACATTCTGATCAACGGTTCTGAGGAAGGCAACATCGACACCCTTCGCAATAAGATTAAACAGTTTGCATCCTCTGTATCCCTGACTGGCGGATACAAAGTTGTCATCCTTGACGAGGCTGATTACCTCAACGCGCAATCATTCCAACCTGCACTTCGTGGATTCATCGAGGAGTTCTCCAGTAACTGCCGATTCATTCTCACCTGTAACTTCAAGAATCGTATCATTGAGCCATTGCACTCACGCTGTGGTGTCTATGAGTTCAACACTAATAAGAAGATGCTTGCCGAACTGTCTATGCAGTTTATGAAGCGTCTGACTAAAATTCTAGAACAGGAAGGTATTGAATATGATAAAAAAGTTTTGGCTGAACTTATCATTAGGTTTGCGCCTGACTGGCGCCGAGTTATTAATGAGTGTCAGAGATATTCTCTCAGCGGTCGTATTGACACTGGCATTCTTAGTCTTCTTTCCAATAATTCTGTTAACGACCTTATTGGATATCTTAAGGCTAAAAACTTCAAAAAGATGAGAAGCTGGGTAACTAGCAATATAGATACAGACACATCTGGAATCTTTAGAAAGATTTATGATAGCATGTACGAAACTATTCAGCCTGGAAGTATTCCGCGCGCAGTACTGATCCTTGCTGATTACCAGTACAAAAATGCCTTTGTGGCTGATCATGAACTCAATGTTGTTGCCTGCTTAACAGAACTAATGGCGGAGGTAGAATGGAAATGAAACACGAACTAACACTGTATACACAACCCAATTGCGTGTATTGCGATATGATGAAGACTAAGCTTGATCAATGGGGTTACAATTATATCATAAAAGATATTAAAGCCGATGATGATGCTCGAGCTTTTATCGTTATGGATGAAGGCCATCGAGTTGTACCACAACTTTACTATGGTAAAGCACATATCAATCCCAACATCAATACTGAGGAATACACCCAAAATATTTTAGAAGAATATATTGGCCACTTGGATTCTGCTTATGGGCCCATTTGAATTCGTCAAAGCGATCAACAGCAAGCAGGATATCATCAGGGATGATCTGGATGAAAAGTCTTATCTTCCCTATATGATTAATCACAGTTTTTCCTATTTTCCAGACACAGTTCTTCTCGCCAATGAGATGAATATCAACCACCATGTTGATAATAAGCTTCAAAACGACTTTTTTATAAATACTATACGAAAGAATCCTAAGCGCTTTTCCAAATGGAACAAAGTAAAGCACGATGGTGATTTTGAAGCGGTGAAAGAATATTATGGGTACAGTAATGAGAAAACTCGTTCTGCTCTTTCACTACTTTCTGCTGAACAAATAAACATAATTAAACAGAAGGTGGATCATGGTGGAAGAAAAGGAAAACGCGCCAGTTGAATGGTCGCCTCAGGACATGCTCGAAGTCACCCTTAATGAGCCAGACGATTTCCTGAAGGTTAAAGAAACACTTACTCGTATCGGCATTGCCTCTCGTAAGGACAAGAAGCTTTATCAGTCGTGCCATATTTTGCACAAGCAAGGTCGATACTTTATCACACATTTTAAAGAATTGTTTTTGTTAGATGGTAATAAGTCTACATTAGAGCAGACTGATATCCAAAGGCGAAATACAATTGCAATCTTATTATCTGACTGGGGTTTGTTGACAATTGTTAACACTGACAATGCAAATGATACAGCACCGCTTCGTCAGATTAAAGTTCTTCCATTTAAAGAAAAAAATGAATGGGAGCTTTGTCCGAAATATAACATCGGACGCTGATAAATACATATGAATTGCCCGAAAGGGGATTCGCTTTTACCTTGCTAGTCAATAGGAGGAATATATGACTGGAAAAAATACCAGATACCCACGCAATGGGTTTATCGGTTTCGATCACATCTTTGCTGATTTAGAACGCATTCATAATCAAGCAAAGGATACCTATCCCCCACATAACGTTGTTAAAGTTGATGACCTTAAATTCACAGTAGAGATTGCTGTCGCAGGATTTAGTCAGGATCATATCGACATTGAAGTTAAGGACCATGTTCTGACTATCACTGGCGATCGTCCACAGCGTCGTGACCAAGACATGTATGTGCACAAAGGTATTAGTGCTCGAAAATTTAAAAAGTCATTCAGACTGTCTGAATACACAGAAGTAATCGGAGCAGATCTTTTGGACGGAATCTTGACTGTTGATCTTGAAGTCGTCCTGCCAAAAGAGAAGCAGCCTCGTAAAATTTCAATTGGAAAAAACGAGGAAAATAGTAATGCTGAATTTCTTACGGAAGGTGGGCAGTAGCATCATTGAAGCCCGACTCAACTCTGCTTACTGGCAAGTAGCAGGTTATCTTAAAAATGAATATCGTACAGGTAGTAACCATTTTACTCAACACGATATCTGCGAAATGTTGAAAAAGGAGGGATTCGATGCAGTGGTTTATAAAGTCACTCACTAAATGGTTTAAAGAAGCCCGCATGACTGATGAAGAAAGATATCTTTCCGCATCTACAAATTTGATTGATTTTGAAAATCGGCAAAGGGACATTGCTTATGGCAGAGCTCCTTATCAACTTCAATCAACTTCAAAATCGACACTGGTTGATCGACACTGGTTGAATGCAAACAACTACAACTAAAGCAAGAGGGGACTTCGGTCCCCTTTTTCTGTTTACATCTCTCAAAAAATAATGTATAATATATCCCTGACTCAGAAAGGGACTAGAATGAATTTTTACACATCAGTTAACAGACTGGGAAATGCTATCCTAGTTCGCGGAATAAAAAACGGCCGGCGCGTACAAGATAGGGTAAAATTTAAACCTACATACTATGTGCCGACTAAAGAAAAGACAGATTGGAAATCACTAGATGGTAAACCAGTTGCCCCCATCACCTTTAACTCGGGCCGTGAATCTCGTGAATTCTTGGAACGTTACAAAGGAGTCGATCATTTTGAAGTCATGGGTAATACAAACCATGCTACTCAGTACATTTATGACACATACCCTGGCGAGATTAAATTTAACCGTGAAGCTATCAACACGACCACAATCGACATTGAGGTGGCTTCCGATGATGGATTCCCTGAACCATCTGCTGCCGACTTTCCTGTCATTGCAATCACTATCAAAAATAATATTGATGAGCTTTATTATGTTTGGGGCATGGGTGACTATCAGCCTCAAAGAAACAATGTCGTATATGAAGAATGTTCGGATGAAAGAGAACTTCTTCTACGCTTTCTTGCTCACTGGTCTAATCCTTCTACTTGTCCTGACGTTGTAACAGGATGGAACACTAACTTATTTGATATTCCGTATCTGGTAAATCGTATCACCAAAGTTCTGGGTGAAGATCGCGCCAAGTCTATGTCACCATGGAACCACTTACGCGAACGTAAGGTTATGAAGAACAACCGTGAACAGATTGCCTACGAGCTGACTGGTATCCAGCAAATGGATTACTTTGATCTGTTTCAGAAGTTTGGTTATACCTATGGCGCACAGGAATCCTATAAGCTAGATCACATCGCCCATGTAGTACTAGGTGAAAAGAAGTTGTCATACGATGAGTACGGCGCGCTCCACCTCTTGTACAAGCACGACTTCCAGAAGTTTATCGACTATAACATTAAAGATGTAGAACTAGTAGATAAACTAGAAGACAAACTCGGTCTGATTACTCTGGCCATGACTATGGCATACAAAGCTGGCTGTAACTTCAATGACACCTTTGGAACTGTGGGCATCTGGGAATCAATTATCTACCGTGACTTGATTTCAAAAAAGATCGTACCGCCTCTCAAGAAAGACAAGACCAAGACACCATACCCTGGCGCTTATGTAAAAGAACCTAAGCCTGGAATGTATGACTGGGTGGTTTCTTTTGACCTTGCTTCACTGTACCCGAATATTATTATTCAGTGGAATATGTCGCCTGAAACTATTGCAGATTCCTTTAACTCAGATGTATCTGTAGAAAAGTTACTAGATGGCACCAGCGTAGACCTGGGCGAGAACCAGAGTGTCTCTGCCAACGGTATTATATTCAATACTGACAAGGTTGGGTTCCTACCAAACATCGTAAAAGACTACTATGCAGAGCGTAAGGTGATCAAATCTCAGATGATTGAGGCCAAACAGCGCCAACAAGACTCTGACTCATATGATGTACAGAAAGAGATCGAGCATCTGGAAAACCAGCAGATGGCCATTAAGATTCTGCTTAACTCTTTGTATGGTGCACTCGGTAATCGGTGGTTCAACTACTTTGACCAGCGTGTAGCCGAAGCTATCACTTACAACGGGCAGCTCTGTATCAAATGGGCAGAACGTGCCATGAATGAAGCCATGAACAAGGTGCTGGAAACCAACAAAGACTACGTCATCGCCATGGACACAGACTCGCTCTATGTCAATATGAAAGACCTAGTTGAAAAGTTCCAGCCCAAGAACCCAATCAACTTCCTGTCCAAGGCAGGTGAGGACATGTTCCAACCAGCGCTGGCCAAGGCATATAAAAAGCTGCACTATTACCTGGGCTGCCGTGAGAATCGTATGGATATGGATCGTGAGGTTATCGCAGACCGCGGTGTATGGACTGCCAAGAAGCGTTACATCCTGAATGTGCTGGACAACGAAGGCATTCGATACTCTGAACCTAAGATGAAGATCATGGGCATTGAGGCCATCAAGTCTTCCACTCCACAAGTGGTACGTGATGCATTCAAAGAGGCGTTTAAGATCATCATGGCCGGCTCTGAGTCTAACGTGCAAGAATACATCTCTAACTTTAAAGAGAAGTTCTTTGAGATGCCACCCGAAGACGTATCCTTCCCTCGTGGTGTCAGTAAGATTTCGGCATGGAAAGATCGTGAGACTGTCTATAAAAAAGGCACGCCCATCCACGTGCGTGGGTCCATTATGTACAACAATCTGCTTGAGTCTTCGGGCTTGCAGAAGAAGTACGAGACGATCAAGAACGGTGAGAAGATCAAGTTTACCTATCTCAAGCTTCCCAATCCTATACGGGAAAATGTTATCTCGTATCCAATGGCGCTACCCAAAGAGTTTCATTTGCATAAATACGTTGACTACGAGAAACAATTCGAGAAGACGTTTATCGAACCACTTAAGATTATCCTGGATGCAGTCGGCTGGTCTCCTGAACATCGGGTGACCCTAGAAGACTTCTTTACATAAGGCCTTAACTAATAGTTGTGTACATTCGCACCAAACTGTGGTAGTATGTTAGTGTTATTAACAGGAGAAAATCATGGCTCGTAGAGTTCCAACAAAGACAGCAATCAAGAAGGCTATGGTAGTAAAGAAGACCAGAGCACCCAAGACAGACAAGCCACCTAAGTTCTACGTTGAGTACTTGGACTCGGATGGCACCACCATTGATAAAGGCTACGCATCCAAAGGCGGGTACGAGTACGCTGTACAACGCATGCGCAACCAAGGTATCAAAGTGGAAGACCACGGTGCCTACGGTCCCAAAGGCAAGAAAGTCAGTAACCTCCATGCCGAAGGCCCTGTCATGAAAGGTCCTATCGATATGGCTTACTCACAGATGTCTGAGGAAAAGACCCGTACCATCGTACAGTCCAACTTCCATCCCATCATCAAGCGCTACACCAGCCGTCTCTATGGTGGTCTTAACGGTATGATGAAGGTCGTTGAGCCTGATGGCACCTGGTCACTTCAGGGTCAGAAGATTGTCAAGAAGACCGACAAGGAAACTGGCATTCGCACTATGGTAGACGGCCGTACGTTTACCGCAGCCGGATGGCCGGTGATGGAATAATGTACTCACTCACTCTATTCAAAAACATTTACGACAACGATACATCGAAGCGTATGGACTTCGATACGTGGGAGCGGCTGGAGAAGCTGCTCTTCACGTTGTCAACACAGGAAGGACAGAAAGGTGGAAGTAATTCTTCTCCTCTTATTAGCCCTGCTATCTACAGATCCGCTACGACTCGTGCTAACGACAATGTTCTGGGCTGGGGTAGTTGGTGTTGTGTTGATATCGATGAGTATGATGGCACTATCGATGATGTCCTAGAGCATCTGAAATCGTACTACTACATCTGCTACTCTACTGCATCATCTAAAGAATACCATCCGAAGTTCAGGGTGGTTTTTCCTTTGACCGGTGTGGTTGGTTCGGATAAGATCAAAGCCTTCTGGCATGCGATCAATGCACTCGTCTTGGATGTTGTCGATGCTCAGACCAAGGACTTGTCTCGTATGTACTACGTACCAGCCAAGTACCCAGATGCCTACAACTTCATCTTTAAGAATGAAGGTAAGCATATCAATCCACTTGACTTGATGGCTAAGTACCCATACGTAGAAGCAACACGTAAAAAGAAGTTTCTAGATACCCTGCCTAAGGCTCTACAGAAAGAGGTGATCAGCTACCGTCGCAACCAACTAGATAACGTTGTGACCTGGACTGGATACAAGGACTGTAGGTTCTGGCCTAAGACTCTAGCCAATGAGTTTACCGCCATGGCCCACATCGATGGCTCTGGTCGGTT